TGCTTTATCTACCGCAGATTTAACTTTATGTACCTTACCTAGGCCATCTACGTCTACATCTGATCCTGATGCTTTTAGTGCTCTAGCTATTTGATTGATTTGTTTATCTGAAGTAAACTGTATCATATCTGAAAAGAAATGTGCTGCCTTAGTATCCTTGTGTAATCGAACACCTCCAGAATTTTTTAACCATACTTTCATTAAACCGCCAACGCCATCTACGCCCTTGCTAGGATCATACGTATCTAAGTTACCTAATAGTATAGTTTTAAGTAAGTCATTATTAATACCTGCCCTAGTCATGGGCTTGCCATCAGCATCCTTTAAATTAGAACCCCTTTTTGTTTTATCTTTCCACGTATTAATAACACTTATTAAAGCTTCTCCAATTTCAGTGTCTAATCCTTCTTTGCTTTTGTTTTTAATTTTCTTCCAAGAAGGAGAGTTCAAATATGTGGTAGGACTAGATAAAAACAATTCAGTATTTCTAATATTAGATCGGGCTCTAGCAGAGGCCTTTCCTACAAACTCATCAACAGCTTTTTGTGTTTCTAATCCTCCCTTCAATCCTTCAAGAGGTTTGTATCCTACTATTTTTTTAGGGTTTTTAGAATCATAAATAGGGTCTAGCTTAGATTCTAATTTACCAGCAGATATTTCAGGCATAAACTTTTTTTCTGCTTCAGAAAGTTCACCGCCTAAACGTCTACCAAACTTTTTACGCAATGCTCCTGCACCAACCTGAGCCCCTAGACCTATTAAACCTAGACCAAATGTTGCAGCACTTTGTCCATAGTAGTATTGATCTTGAGCTTCGACCTCAAGTAAGGCTTGTTGATACCCTGCATCTTGAGCCACAGCTAATATACCGTCTAAAGCACCTGTTGCATACAATGACTTTCTTACGGCATCTGTTTTTAAACTTCTTAAATATACATCTCGTGCAGCAGTTTTAATCTTCTTTGTTTCTATTACTTTAGCTTTTCTTACTGCTTGAGATCTTAATAGCTTACCATGAGCAGACTCTGCCATTTGTTTACTCATCCTAGAAGCCATTTGTTCTCCAGCTTCTCGCATAGCTTTAGCTACAGCAGCTTTACTACCTTTACGAAGCATAACACTTCGACCTGCATCTATAGCAGCTTTCTTAACAAGTGCTCTGGCTCCAGCAGAAAGACCCATAGCTCCTACTCTTGCTATACCACCAGTAGCCAAACCTAAATAATTTGTTGGATCTCTAAATTGAGCATTGACATAGTCCCATACACCATCAACTTTATCTCCAAAAGAACCTGTAGTAAAAACATTACCCATCTTATCAAAGAGTTGATATGCATCTCGTGCAGCTAACTTGTCTTTTTCATCAGCATCTCGCATCCAAGCTAACTCACCTACAGTTGACCCACTGTTAGTAGAGAAAAATCTCATGTGTTCTAAGTAATCGTCAATTACTTCTTCATCAGAAATTCTATTAATACGATTGTTTTGATATCTTTTACCTTGTCGAGAAACCATAAAGTCTCTAATAATTTTTGAATACTCAGGACGTTTTAAATCTTCTTTTTTTAGGGAGCCTCCTAAATCAAGAACATTTTCTACTTGATGAATACCATTAGGCCGATCTTTCTTTAAGACAGGGGTAGATAATCCATATTTTTCTCTAACTTTTAGTTCTTCATCATCAAAAGTATTTTCAACAACTGCTACACTGCCATCTATGCCTTCAGTTAAACTTTCCTCTAAATTAAACGGTTTAGTAGAAAGTCCATATTTTTCTCTGACGGAAAGCTCTTCTTGGGATAAACTTGTCATTAGTTAGTTATTCCTTCAATATAGACTTTTGCGTATTTGTCTACTAATGCATTTCTTTCTTTTGAACTTTTTGGTAATGCATTAGTACCACCTAGTGCTTTTACAATCATATTACGAAGTTGAGAATTATTTATTTTTAACTTATCAGGATTCTTTTTGATTAATCTACCAAGAGTGGTATTGGGTTTAATATTATCAATTAAGTATCCTATAACTTTATTATATTCTTTTGCTTCTTCTATTACAACTTTATCTGCGTCATAACTAGGTTCATCTGTTTCAATAGCTGGTGCAGCATCTATGTTTATTGTGCCTTCACCTAGCCCTGGAGCCGAAGAAGTTTTAGGTAAATTATCTTCTGATACACTTACATCGGGTCTAGATACTATATTGTACTCTTCAAATTTAGGTGAAGTGACATCTACCTTTGGCCCTGGCGTATCACTTACAATAACTTCTCTCGGAGGATAGCCTAAATCTGCTTGAGCATCTTCTAAAGCTTTTGCTCTAGTTTGATCTTCTCTTACTAAACTAGAATACATTTGTCCATCTGCTCCAGCAGTAGAGTCTTCAAGTTGTTGAGCTAACACATTGGCTTTGTCTATCTCTCCTGCTCTTACTGCTTCAATCAGCGCAGCTTGTATAGCTTTTTCCATAGCTGCTTTTTCTATAGCTGATTTTTCTTCAGCCATTTTAGATGGAGATACACTGTTATCTATTAAGTTCATAGATGTGCCTCTACCATCAATAGGAAAGGAAGTTTTGTCTGAAACGGAGATAGTAGTATTATCCACAGAAGTATCCGTTGTTAGTTGTTCCATAATAGATCTAACATAAGCATCTATACGACCGTCTGCCTCTGGTGCTGAAAAAGATCCAATTGCTTCTTTTAAACTTTTAGGAGAACGATTTCCTAATAACCAACCTTTAAGTTCTTTCTTAATCTTTGTTAAATCTAAGTTACCTTCCGTTTTATATTTTTCTAAATCTGCCCCTAATACTTCTATCCCAGCAGCTATATCCGTTTGAGAAGTACCAGCTAACTTAGTAGGAAGTATTATAACAGGAGGATCTCCTACAACCATATTTCTATCTCTGAAATTTACTGTCCCTGTTCCCAATGCTTTTTCTGTATCTTCAGATAAACCATATGAGTCGTATTTGTCTAATGTAAGGAACTCCTTCTGTCCATTAGAGGAAAGAACTTTTAAGTCTGTTGGATCAGTTATAGTTTGTACTACATTTCCTTCTGGATTTCTTATAGTTATGCTTTCATATGAAATTCCATCCTCTTTAAATCTAAAAGTATAATTTCCTCCTCTTTTTCCTGTTATAGTATATTCTCTTTCTGAAAAATCTTTATCTATAGGAAAGTCAGCACCAATGTTATTAATAGTTTCAGATATAACTCCATCAAAAAGCTCTAAAGTAAGAACAGATCCTGGCTCATCGTCTGCTACTGATTGTACACCAAATCTAGAACTGTATCCTTTTCCTCCAATAGTATCTAATGTCATAGCAATACCTGGATCGTTTAGGTATTTATCTCCGTACATTTTTATTCCTGAAGCAACAGTAACATTAAGACTAGAAAATTGTATGTCATCTATTATTTTTCTTTGTGCTTTTAATAGCTCTTGTTTATGTGCTGCTTTTTGAGCAGCATCTAATTTTCCAAAATTAGTTGCTCCCATAAAACCAGGAACTGTATTTAAATTTCCTTTATTTATCAAATCTATATAAGCATTAGCATTTCTATAATTCTGATTATTTCTAACATTTACCATTTGATTATTTATAGCTTGTAAAGACTTTGATTGTGCTTGTGAATTAAATTCATTAATTGCATTGTAAGTTATGTAGCCTTGCTCTGTACCACTGGGTGTATACGGAAGGGTAGCATCTAACTGAGATAGATCATATGTACTCATCCCAGTACCAAAGGCACTGTCTTCATCAAGAGATGCCCTAACAAAATCTTTTGCATTAAATCCTAATGCTGTACGCAACATGGACTGCTCTGGCTTTTTAGATGAACCTATCTCCCCAGAAGTAACTCCAAACTGTTTGTACACTTGAGCCTTATAGCCTTCAGTAGGTGGGCCTTGCATATTAGTAAAGAACTCAGGAACATTTATTCTAAGTTTAGCTGCTTCAGCAGTCCAGTTTCCACCTCCAGCTTCTACGTCTTTTTTCATTTGCATTAACTGTTGGTTCAATCTTAAAACACCATCAGCACCAGAATCTAAAGCTGATCTAATCATGCCAGGACTAGCATTCAAACCCTCTGCTGTTTTAATTTGTTGCAGTATACTATTAGCTGCAAGTTTTCTTTGAGAGAAAATAGATTTGTTTTTTTCTGCTTGTTCCTTAATTTTATCTCTATACTCAGCAGCCCTATCTTTATTCTCTGTAATGTACTTTGCTGAGTCAGTTAAGAACGCAGTTGCGAATGCTTGCCAATCTGCCATTAGTCTTCTCCCTCTAAACTTTCGCCATTTGACCTGCGTGACCCAAGACCTTGTGGTTGTTCTTCTTCTTCAAGAGGTGCTTCTACAGGCATAGCCTCTTCTTCTTCTTGAGGATTAGCGGCTACTATATCTTGTAGTAAAGCAACTCCAGGGTCGTCACTACCTTGATCTTCGTCTTCTAATGCTTTGTTTACTAACGCTATGACCCTAGCATATTCTCTTTTCTCAGATCTTTGTTCAGGATCAACATTAGTTTCTGGAGCATCAATGCCATAACTCTTCATTGCTGCATGAATAAATGAAGCTATAATTGGTCCAGCTAACATACCCGTCTCTACTGTATGTACCCCATTCATACTACCTGTCATCATAAGAGTTTCAGTTATAGTTTTTAAATCTCCTCCTAGTTCAAATACAACAGACAAATCATCCATTACTTCATCGTCAGCTAACCTATCCACATAGTGCCTAACTACATCCGAAACTTCATTTAACTCGGATGGTTTTTCCCAAGGGGAGTTCTTAGGAAGATCTGTTAAGGATTGCCCAGGAATGGGACCTTGCATTAATTGTGACATTTTTTAATATACCTTACTTAGTAAATCCTGCACCAAAGTATAGACCAACTATGGCTGAGACGAGATGTGTGTCTAGGGGAGTAATTACAAAGCCTCTAGCGGCTTTCCATACAATTGCTTCATTCGGGCCAAACAAGAAGTTAAGAAATCCTCCTTGCACTTCAGTGTATCCTACTACTACTCCTACTTCAGGATACCACAAAGCTGCTACTTTTGGCAATACAATAATTGCACCAACAGAAGACAATGCAATTATTCTACGGGTCCACGCAAAATGAGTATCTTTCATGCCGTATTCTCTGGCACTAGTTACTGCTCTGTTCTGAAACTCTGCTCTTTTTAAAAGCATCTTTTCACGTTCTGCCCGTGTTTTGTTAGCTTGTCCCCAAATAGACATAAAGCCGCCTAAAAGGGTAGAAGCTAACATAGTTATTAGTTCGAGAGGGAACCCCATTATTTTCCTCCTAGAGGTAGTTTAAAGTTTATACCTGCTCCGTATGCTCTGTCTGATCCTGCATTAGCTTTGAACTGTAAGTTACCACCAAGGAAGTCTAAATTCTTTTCGTACTTAACTCCCCCCGAAGCTCCACCTAGACTGCTATAGTCAACAGAAACATCAAAATCTCCTAAGTTTACATTGCCGCCAAGACCATACTCAGAAGGAGATACTCGGTAGTTATATTGTCCTCCTAGTTGATTTGGTCCTAACATTCTAAAGTAAGATTTATTTATATTTTCTAGTCCTTCTAAAGTACCAGCTTCTGCTGTAGCCCCAAAAGGTAAACTCTTACCTACTGTAACATTAGAGGCTCCTAGATCTAACATACTATTTACACCATAAGAGGATAATCCTCCTTCGTAGGGTTTTGTTCCAGCTTCTACACTAAATGTATACGGAGGTCTTTCTTTTTCAAGAGTAGGAAAACCTTTAATATTACTCGTTGTGTCTGTTTCTCCAAAACTTAGTTTATCATATATAAAAGTATTGGCTGCAAGTTTAGCTATCTCCCAAGCTCCTGGTCGTCCAGCTTGTAAATCTTTGTTACGTAGAGCTTCTATATTTTCTTCATAAGATGCAGAGGCTCTATAATCATCTCCTAATTCTCTTTTTAAATCATCAGAGAAAAAGAATGGAGCCCCGTCATTATACTTATCTAACAATTCTTCAGTACTTAGTCCTTGAATTTCTGAGGTATCAGAAGCACTAAAATCTACAATTTCTCCTGCATCAAGTCTATTTCTAATTGTTTCTATTTCACTAATATGGTTAACTTTAGGAGATATTTCTCCTATAAAACTAAAAGGAGTTTGATTAAGTAATTGAGATTCTATGTAATATTCTATACCAGCTTTTGGATCTATAGCTGCAGGACTTCTTTTCATTGAAGATACAGTAGTACCATTACTTAACTGTAACGTAGAATCAGATCCGTTAGAGGTCGCTGTATTTTTAAATATTGCTATGTCTACAGGTTCGTTTGCTTCATCTCCTGTTAAGTTAAACACATCAGTACGAACATCTACATTAATAATCTTTTTTAAATAATTAGATTTAGCTACTTGTTTAGCATTTTGTTGTGCTAAATATGCATTAGTTTTTTTAAAAGTTGAAAGATTAGATCCTTTTACTTCTCGTTCAGTTAAAACAGACTCAATTCTCTCTTCATCATTATCAACAGACTCAGCAAAATTATTTGCTATTCGTTTTATAATACTAAATAAATTTAATTCTTGAGTATCTTCTTCTTCAGAAGTTTCTACTACTTTTGGTTTAGAACCTAATCCTTGAGGTTTAGAGTCTTCTTCAGCAGAGCCACTAAAGTTTGTATCTTTAGTTAACCCTTTAAATTCATCTTCCCAACCAAAATAACTGTACGACATTATTTATCCTTAAATACTTGCCAATGGCAAAAAAGATTTTACACTATTACTATTTTTAATAAGTCCTGAATACTGTAATTCTCTTACTACTCTATTATCCATACCCTTAGTGTTTTTTCCTCCAGCTTTTCTTCTTAGTTCTTTAGCAAAATTATTTAAATTCTTTTCTTTTGCGGCTGTTAAAACTTTGGTAAATTGTTTTCCAGCATTAGTACCCCCAAGATTATAAGCTAAGGACATTAAAGGAAGTTTATACTGACTATCTAATTGTTCCCAACTAGTTCCAATTGCTTTTAACTTTGAATCCCATCCTGCTCTACGAGCCTCCATAAGGTGCATTTCCATATCTTTATTAAAGATAATATTTTTTTGGTTTTGCGTTAAAGGAATGAAGTTTCCTTGCTTATCTATAAAAGGTATACCGTGTATTTGTCTTAACGCCATCTCAGTATCAGTAATTTTATGTCCATATGCTATGTCTTTTGTTGTTGTATCCCCTTCGTCATTTGTAGCTTGAGGGATTGATCCATGATCTGATTCAGCAATTAAAGCAATATTAGCAAAAAAAGACTTTTCTAGTTCAGGGTTTCTTCCTATATCAAAGACAATTTTATTTGTGTCTTGGATACCAATTAAAAATTTACTTTTATCAAATTGTTTTTGAGATTGGCTCTTAGGCCTTAATATAGGTCTGTCTCCTTCTGGAACAGGATCTGAAAAGGCAACTTCATTTGCAGTACTAAGATCTAACTTTAATTTATCATCATATTCAGGATAAAATTTTATATCTCTGTTGTTATCTGTTTTTAATTTTTGTAAGTCTATTGAGTAATTGCTCATCGCAAACGCACCTCTATTATCCGATAGGTTTAAGAATAGCAGCGGCAACACTGCCAAGAGCACCCCATAGCCCAGCACTTTTATTAGCTTTAGCATTTGCTTCACTGGCTTCCCTAGCTAAATTTGCAGTGGCTAATGTAGTAGCTCTATCTGCATCATTGTTTGCCGTTTGCCAAGCAAAGCTCATTAGGTCCCTAACTTCTTGCATATATGCACTAAATCCTAGGGACGACATATTGTTAGCCTGGGCAGCAGCTTCTCTGTTTGATTGGTTTATTGCGGCATTATCCGTTGTAGCTATGCTTTGATACCATTGAGCATTAGCTTGATCTATAATTAGTCCGTTCTGAGCATTGAAGGTATCTCTTAAATTTACTTGTGTTGAATTAAATTGCTCAATTGCATTAGCTTCACCAACATTAAATTTTATCAAACTATTCTGTTGTTCTCCATTAAACTGAGAAATCTGTGTAGCTAAGTTAGAAAAGAATTGCGTAACTTGATTTTCACTAGAAGCATTAAATTGAGCAGTAGCGTTTGCAGCCGCACTATCTGACATTAGTGAATTAATAACAGCTTGAGATTTAAACATTTCTGTTTGTTGACTGTTTGTTAAGTTAGCCATTTCCATATCTAAAAAGGATTTAGCATTTTGAACTTGAGCCTGTTGCCTATTATTTAAATTAGTTAAGTCTGTTTGTGACAAGGCTGCAGCATCTGCCATTACTTTAGCATTAGAGGCATTCAAATTAGCTAAGTCTACCGACTGCGTAAGTTGTGCATTTTCTAATGCAATTTGTTGTTGTGAATTAAAGTTAACATTAGCAATGTCAGCTACACGAGCAGCATTAGCTACACGAGTTTGAAATGCTTGAGTAAAGTCTACACCTAAAAATTGTGCTCTCTTTTCTGCTGCAAACATAGCAGTTTGTTGTCTATTAGATAAACTTTGCTCTTCAAACCTAGCAAAGGTAGAAGCATCTATTTGGGCAATTGGTAGCGCAGACTCCATAGCAGCCTGTATGAGAGCTTGTCCTGCCATACTGGATGCCCCTAGCCCTCTTTGTGCCATAGCTGCTGTAGCGGCTCTCATAGCCCCTGCAGCCCATGCAGGAGGATCTCCTCCCTCAAAGTCAGCCATAAGCTGAGTTAACTGCCCCTGAACTGTAGCATCTGTAGAAGGAGCTCCTGTAGCCGCAGCAAAGTTAGTTTCAGCTTTAACTGTAGCCATATCTACGGCTGAACCAGTTATGGTTTCACCTGCTTGCAAAGACCTAGCAATAGGAGCCTGTACCTGTGCCGCTTGAGCTATTTGCGAAGGAGTAAGTGCTAATTGTGCAAGTTGAGAGGGAGTTTGTTGTGCTGCTTGTACGTTGGCATCAGAAGAAACTTGTCCCTGTGCAGCAACTGTTCCTGCTGTAGCTTGTGCTACTCCAGGTGCTGTTGCCGTTGTTTCTGCTAAAGAAGCAGGGGAAATTGTTGGAGCAGCAGCCGTAACTGCTTGACCCGACTGTGTTGCAGCCTCCCTCGTTACTCAAGCTTGACCAGAATCGAGTGCAATTGTTCCTGCAGCAGCCTGACCTGGATCTGTAGTTTGAGTGTAACCTTGAGTTACTAAAGATAAAGGATCAACGGTACTTTGTTGTATTAACTCTGCTGGAGTAGGCATAGAAGTTTGTTTAAATTGATCTTGTGCTTGAGTTACAGCTTCGTTTAATTGTGCTACTTTAGAATCTGCAGCCGTTAGTGCTGTTAGTAAATTTTCATTACTTGGATCAGCAGCTAAGGCATCTCTTGCAGATTGTTGAGAGGCTAATGCATTTGAATAATTTTGTTGTGTGGTGTTTAAAAATGTTTGAGCTGGATCTTCAACGGCTTGAGTAGGCGGCTGTACTCCAGCTTGGGGAGGACGATATGCTACAGTACCACCTTCTTGAAATCTTCGTGTGTCTTCTTGTGGCAGGGGAAAGGTGTTTTGTAATTTATTTACTGCTGCTGTCTGTTGTTCAATGTTTTCCCCATATTCAGGATTATCTTCTAAGTTTAACCTATTAACATTTCCTTTAGCATTTTTACTAGGAAACACAAAACCACCATTTGCCATGTTACGCATTTTATCTATAGGTTTACCTTCAACCATTTGTCGAGCAGCTTCTGTATATCTTCCTAGTTGAGAAGCGGCTCTAGGACTAGCAGCCAGAAACATATCAATTTCATCTGTTTGCATTGAACCTTTATACCCTAATTTAGGCAACAATACTTTCATTTGCTCTGGGGTAAAACCGCCAAACTTCATAGCCATTTATATAATCCTTAATTTTGAGACGCTATACGTTCTACGTGAGTTCGTATTGCTTTGATGTTCTCGTCTATTCGTGCCAGAGCTACAGCTTGGCTTTGTACTGCCATCTCTAGCTTCTCTGTTCGTGTTTCTAATCTGATGAGGTTTGTTGCATTAGCTTCTATATTAGATTGCATCTGTGATACAGTCCACACTATGGCGGCTGCTTGTATGACGAGTGCTAGTATAAGTGATACGGGTACGGACTTACTGAGATGCCAACTGTTCTTTTCCATAGTTATAACTCTGCTATAAATTCTAAATATCCGTCATTATCATCTGTTTTTAAAAAGCCAGGTTTTCCATCTTCATTATTATCTGCAATCTCAGAGACAATTTGTACGTTATCTTTAGTTGCCCTATTTATTGATGGCCCTGATGTTAATGCCCTATCATTTCCACCAAGACGAACTTTAAAAGTACCTGAACTAACCAAAGTAGGTTCAGTTCTCATTGTAGTTCTTAAAAAATAATCCCCAATAAAAGCTGTATCTGAAATACAGCCACCTGAATGAACTGAGTCAGCAGCCGTGTTAGATAACCATTTTTGATAATACCTCTGACACAAAGCCAACTCTTCCCCAAAGGAACGATGCTCAAAGTTTGTAGCTTGTGAGCCAATCTCCATCTGTACTCCAGTTATGAAGAAGTTGTTGTCTGTGCTGCTGAAGAAGCTGTCTATTCCTGCATAACGATTGGCGTTTGTGTTATTAGCCCATGCTGCAGTGTTTAATGTACCACCTGTATAGGTTGCCCCAGCATGAAGGGCAAATTGAATGTTTAAACTTTCTGCATTATCATCATCAAAGGGGCTAGAGCCATCATCTACATCTGCTGGAAATGTTAACTCATGCCGTACCCAACCTGTTGTAGTGTCAAACAATTTAGTTATTTGTCTAGTGTTATCACTATCAAAAAGTTCAAGTCCAAAAGTAAACGCAGCATTAGCTTTGACATAAAAACTAACTGTTATTAATTCTGCGTCTGACGTACCTTTTTTAATTTGTTGTAGGTCTTGCCCTTCTATATTGTGCCGTAATGTAAAAACTTCACCTGCCGCAATAGAAGTGTCTGCTGTAGTGCAGTCTAACTTTAAACAATTAGCAAACCCACTAGGGCCATCTGCTGTTTGTGACATTGTTAAACGTCCTGCTGTATTGCCTATATTCATTTTCCATCTATCACAAGTAAAGTATCCTGAACTAGCACCTAGTCCTGTCACTGACGTAGCTCTCTGTGCCACCTGCATTGCCCCATTGGTCACAAGGTTCTTCCTGCCTGACGGTTGGTTCGTTAGTGTCTCACCTGCCTTGGCTAACTCTGCTGCTTTACTCATTTACTTTATGCCTCCAGTGATGCTAAGTGTGCGGCATATGCATCTTTAACTGCTTGTGTGTGTACCGCAGTGCATAT